ATATCCATATGCTCTTTTTGAGTACCATTGGCACTTCTTAGTTCTATATAATGAATCCAAGAGCGAAGGGTTCCATTAACGTACATACGAGACTTTGTTAATCCCTCAGGTAGTACAGCCCTGGCTTGTTCTTTGGCAATTCCTGCCTCGATAGCCCAATTATAAGCTTTTTGACATCTTTCTATAATAACTTCTTGATAAGATTCCCATATATAATTAATGGACTCATCAAGGTTTTCAATAGAATTCTGTCTGTTCTTTTTATCTTGCATTCTCGCTTCTCTTGTAACAAAACTTAAATCTTTTGTTGGGTCAGCATATCGCTGTGAGAATTCTTGGAAGGAGAAAGACCTATGGCGAAGTATTTGTCTTGCAATGTCCCTAGTTGTATCTATCTCCATACATACACTTACCATCTCTAATGGGCTCCAGTGTTTGTGCTTAATTAAATACTTTACTAGTTTCTCTGAAGTTTCTTCATTGCTCTGATTACTAGGATTAGATACCCTAGCGCAGTAAGCGACCATCTGCAAGAGGTCGGGACTTAACTCGACCTCCGCAGGTGGCTGCGAATATGATATAAGTTTCACGTCAAACATATTTTAGTCACTCTTTACCAGTGTATAAATTCCCCATCCAAGGCCTAACCAAGCAAGTAGCTTAGCAATACCACCGAATAAAATAACTGAACCACATAGTACAATTAGTCCGATACCATCTAATGAGGTTCTTTCTTTTAGTCTATCTAGTGACCAGTCTTTTAGTTTAAGTAACATATTCATATATTTCTCCTATATTTTAAATTCAGCAAACGTGTCTTTATTCTCTCTATCACCCCACGTTGCAATTGGTTTATCTGGCACAACATCTGTGATAATGTCTTGTTGTGCACTTTCTTCTACATCAAATAATTTCATTCGGCTCCTATCAATACCGACTACAAATCTTTTATATTTGGTCGGGTCATTATAACGATTTTTCAATTGTTTTACCATGAGTTGGCCTAATTCTTCTAGTTCCTCTGTTGATATAAGAGCAAACATAAGGTCAGCCGTAGCAGGAAGGCCGAATGATTCTGATGTGTCTTCAAGACCGACATCCGTATTACCAAATCCTGACCTGGTAGTTTGGGTAGCCGATACTATCGGAACATTAAACTCTACAGCAAGACCACGCAGTTCTTCTGCAATGGCTTTGATGTAAGAGTAACTATTTATACTTCCACCCAGCCCTTTCATACGACTTGATGAACAAATATTCAAGTAGTCAATGTATATCATATCTGGGTTAAAGTTCTTTTTCATCTTAAGTTCATTAAGAAGAGCCCTAAAGTGACCTGTATGAGCAGCACCTGTAGGGTATTCTTTGATAATAAGTTTACCTATAGATGCCTGAGCAATCTTTTGTATCTTACTATCGAAAGTTGATTTGTTAATTCTGGCAAGTTGTTCTATTGGTAAGTCCATTAGATTAGCATCGATACGTTCAGCAATTCTTTCTTCAGCCATTTCCATGGTGATGTAAAGTACATTCTTGCCTTGTTGTAATACCGATGCCGCACAATGACACATGAATAGAGACTTACCCACACCTGTTCCTGCCAAAGCAATGTTCAAGGTTTTATTGGGTAAGCCACCCTTCGTAATCTTATTAAAGTAATCTAAATCAAATGGAGTTCTATCTTCTTTCGTATTATAGAAATCAAATCTTTCATCTGAATTATCAATATAATCATGACCAATAGCTTGATCAAATGAAACTCCTAGAGCATTCGATAGTATCTCTGGTATAGCACCATCGGTCTTACTAGTATCTTTGCCATCAATGATACCAATAGAATCCATGATAGCTAGATATACTGCTCTGTCTCTGCACCATTTTTCTGATTCTTTAATAAGATAATCAGTATCTATTACTTCTTCTTTCTGTAGGACTTTTACCAACTGAGATGCGTTATTTAGTAAATCATCATGAGCATCTATCTTTCTTAGTTCCAATTCTAATATACTTGAAGTAGGTAACTTATTATGTTTACCAACGAATGCTGTAATTAGACCGAATACAGTTCTGTGTTCACCTTCAAAGTATTCAGGCTTAATATACGGAATAACTCGTCTGCAATAACTTTCGTTATTGAGTAAGTTGCTCAGTATGTGTGTCGGTAGTTGGTGTTTTATGTCCAATTTGTGCCTCTTTATTTTCTAGGTTATCTGAAATAATATGTTGTAACAGAGCACCCAAGTAATTATTAAAATCAGGATCCTTTTCTAACTTCTCTATATCATAATCAACTGGATCTTGAATAGTATAATTAAATGAAAGTGTTGCAGAACCTGCATTCTTATCTTCTCTCACGGAAACTTTTCCGTAAACAAATACTACATTTTTCCATTTACCAGTTTTTAATCTTATTCCATAGAAGTCAGCAAGTTCTCCTGCATCATTTTCAACTAGTGTATAATCTTTATCGGATATACTAGATATATTATACTCCATTTTACTCTTCCTGTAAAGTGGTTTCTAAATCAATTTCTAATAAAGGTTTGTGGCCGATCTGATAGTAAGACTTAATGAACTTTGCAAAATCTGTACCTGTTAAGATAGGTTCCCAGAATTCTTTAGTAAGTGTATCTTTCTGTCTTACTTTAGGTTGTACTACTTCACCTGTTGCTTGATCTACTCTGGCATACCAACCCATAGTTGGTTTAACCACATAGTTACCAGCCAAGGCAATTTCTAGTAGGCCTGAATACTGTTCGATGCCACCTTCCCATGATACTGATACTGGAATCTTTGATTTCTCTTTTACAAATCTTGACTTCTCTACATTAATAATAAAGTCATAACCTGTAACATCACTGCCAGTTTTATTTTGTCTACGGCCTAGAATCCAAATGTTATCAGCTGAGTAGTAAATACCAGTACCACCTGATACGATAGCTTTAGGGAATAATCCAATCTCTTGATAAGTATGATTAACTGCAAGTAATGGCACATTTTTCATAGTAAGATATGGAGTAACCATTCTGAAAAGTCCTTTTAAAGCCTTAGCCCTAGACATATCAGCAACACCTTTTTCATTTAAGGCATCTTCTAGTTCTTTCTTAGACGCAAGGTTACCAATAGAATCAATCACAATGATTACTTTATCACCACGCTCGATATTATCTAACTGACCTACTAAATCAAACTTGAGTTGTTCTACATCTGTAATTGGTGTATGTAATACTCTATCAGTATCAATACCAAATGCCTCGAAATACGATTGAGGTGAACCGAACTCGGAATCATAGAATAACATTACTGCGTCTTCGTGTTCTTTCATATAGGCACCAGCCATAAGTAAAGCAAAACTTGTCTTAAAGTGTTTACTTGGGCCTGCCAATACAGTTAGGCCTGAGGTAAGACCACCTTCAATATCACCCGATAAGGCGACATTTACCATAGGTACTTCTGTTGGTACCATATCTTTTTCTGTAAAGAAAATCGATTTAGATAAGACTGATGTTGTCTTAATCTT